CTATCTGACCTGCCCGTTCGGAACGGTCTTCCACAGTGTCGCGCCGACCACGCGGCCCAGATCCTCAGCTAGCGCGCCACCATCACGTGTGTGGATATCGCAGCGGATCGAAGCGACCCAGGAAATCGCGGCGGTGGACACGTTCATCACCTGTGCCGTCAGCACAATGCTGCCCGGCCCCTTGGCCTGTATCCGCAGCGACGGGTCAAGCCAGCTGAAGTCGTTGTAGACTTCCGCATCCGCCGGCGCCTCACTGGTCTTGCTGGTCATGCCCTCGATGACGCTGAAGACGAGCCGAAGCCGCAGATCGGAATTGTCTTGCACCCGCGCGCCGGCCGCCTGCATCCCTGCCAGGAACCGCTTGCCGGCCGCGATGCTGACGGGCGTCCGCTCCCGCGGATCGACCCCGACCGTGGTGGACGGTGGGACATTTTCAAGCGCGGAAGTGATGTAGGTTCCGGTACAGCTCCCTGCCGCGTGCGCCGGCACAACCGCGAGGACCACCGGCGCAGTGGCGGAGAGCACCGCCCCCGCCCATGACCAGTTGGCCAGGTTTCGCCTCTTCTGATCGCTCATCGCTGGCCCTCCCCCATCGAACGCGGCGATCGCGTTATAGCAACGGTCAGCGCCTATGGAGCGTGCGGGGCATAATGCTGACGCTGCTGTGACCGGCCTCAGCCCTCCGGCATCCAGGCATGGCAGTCGAACCAGCCGGCGATCAGGCTGCCCTCCAGCCAAAGCTGATGGATAGTCTGGTGCAGGGCGCGGATGCCGTCGAAGTCGAACCAGCGATAGCCCGGCAACTCCGGCCCGAACGGGCCGGACCAGTGGTGCCGCTCCGGGTCGCCCACGTAATCGCCCTCGAGCGGCGGGTTGGGCAGGTGCACGCCGTGGAACAGGGTCTGGTTGACCAGGCGGAAATGCCGGTAGCCCAGCTCATGGAACATCTCGACCGGGCGGAAAGTCTGCAACTCGGCGGAGATGTAGGTGGGCAGAGAGGGTGACCCGGCCATGGAGGTCAGGAATTGCGGCTCGCCGCCCTCGATGTCGATCTTGAGGTAATGCGGCACGCCTGCGATCGCCCGCAGTTCCTTCCACTCGATCGAGGGGATCAGGAACTCGGTCACGTCCCGCCCGCCGGCGTCCGCCGCGGCCACCGAGGAATGCCCCTGGTCGCGGTTGTCGTGCCAGAACCGGACCGGTCTACCGCTGACGTCTGACGCGGCCCGGTTGAGCAGTGTCAACCTGCCCTCGGCGATCTCGGCCGCGAAGCGCCGTTCCAGATGCGCGTGCATCAGCGGATCGGCCTCGACGCCGACCACGGAAAATCCTTTTCGGAGATAAAATTCCGTGTCGTTGCCTTCGCTCATGCCGACATCGATGATCAGGCGTCTGTCGGCGGAAGGCAATTTCGGTCTCGTTGGAAGGACGTCACGGGTGGCGCGTCCATGCGCCACCCGCTCCGCCCTGTCAACGTTGCGATGCGCTTATGAAGCTCCCGCCCCGCTGCTGGCCGGATTGCTCCGGTACAGCAGGTCCGTCTTCTGCGCGCTGCCGGCCGAGGAGCCGACCCAGTAGGACACGACGCTGGTCGCCATTGCGGCCAGCGTGCCCAGCAACATGTTGAGGATCGTCTCGCTCCCGGCCGGCAAGGCGCGGGTCAGCGCCAGCCACATCACAGTTCCGAAGGTGGAGAGAACCACCGCCGAGACGATGGCCGGTGCCCATTGGATGGTGCTACGGGCCTGAGCCAGCGCGACGGTCTGCGCGCGGGCATCGGCCACGTCCTTCAGCCGCGCGGTGAGATCAGCCGCGGCGGCGTCGCTCTGTGCCTTTTCGGGCTCGGCGGCGATTTGCGCGAGTTGCACGCGTAGCTGCGCCGCCGCCTGCGGGTCGCGCGCGATGACCTGCTGCGCGACCGCTTCGTCGCTGGTGCCGGTCACCGTCTGCACCGCCTGCGCCACCGCGGTTGCGGTCTTTTCCCCGGCGTCGCCGAACAACCATTTGCCGATCTCGGGTGCAAGCGAGATGGCGAGCGGGATGAGCGCTCCCATCAGGCCACCCACGCCAGCACGGCGCCAGCCACCACGGCCAGGCCGAGCGCGATCAGCCAGACCCGGTTGCGGGTGAGCCAGCCCTGTGCAGCAGCTACGTCCGTTTTCACGTCGGCGACGGCCGCGTCAACGCTCTTCGCGGCGGCGTCCGCGGTGGTCTCTGTCGTGTCGGTCATGCGTGTTCTCCCATTGTCAGGCTTTGGTAAGGCAAAGCGCATAGCCGCCGGGCCCAGCCGGCGCCGAAGCTGCGCCAGGTGGGCAAGGCGGCCATGAAGGTGAGGCGGCGGGCCTGGAAATCGGCGCACAGAGCGGCCCCGCTCTGTGCCTGTGCGGCGGCCGCGAGCGCCGCCAGGGTCGTGGGGCCGATCTGCCCGTCGGGCTTGGCGCCCACCGCTTCCTGCAGCCAGACGGCGGCGCGCGCGACGCCGTTATTCACCGCCGCATCGAACACCAGCAGCCCGAGCGGCGGCGGTAGCTCGTCGCGGTGCGCGCGGTCCCAATAGTCGCGGCGGTAGATCGCGCACGCGTCGTCGAGCGTTAGGGCGCCGATATCCAGCGTGGGATACGCCTTGGCCGAGATGCCGAATTTCGTACCGCGCAACTCGCCCTGACCCACCGCGCCCCCGGTCCAGTTGCCTGGATCGGCCTCCGTGCGGTCGAAGCCGCCCTCGTGCCCCACGACCACGCCAAAGGCGCGCGTGAAAGCATCCTGCGTGCCGCTCACGCTTCTCTCCTTAGTGTTTGGGACCGTGATTCACGCGCTCTGACGTTCCGCCTCGCGCGATCACGGTTTAGAGTTTGTTCCAGAGGTGCCGGGCGATGAAGCCGCCTGCGGCGAGCACCACGCCCGAAATGAGGTGGGCCGCGCGCAGCCCGCCCAGCCCCTGCGCGAGTGCCGTGCCCATCTGATCAAGCTTGCCCTCGATGGCGGAGAGCCGGCCTTCCAACCGCCCCAGCGTCCGCGCAGGGATGGCGCAGTCGTCGGTCTCATGCTGCATCGCGCCGCTCACCATTGCCACACGATGACCATGCCGGCCCCGCCCACCCCGCCGCTGCCCTGGGTGTAGCCGGTCTGCACGGACCCGCCGCCGCCGCCCCCGGCCGCGGGGGTCTGGCCCGCATAGCCATTGCCGCCATTTGCCGCCGACATTGGCCCCACCGCCCGCCCCACCGGCAGAGCGCGGAGAGCCTGGCGTGAAGACAAAGCTGGGCGCGGTCGCAGTGCCACCGCCAGCGGCACCGCCGCTGGAACCCATGCCGTTGGCTGCCGTGAAAGGCGCATTCGCGCCGGCGAAGGAGGTGTTGGCGGCGGAGATCCCGCCTCCCCCACCGCCGCCTTGCGCTCCGAGCCAGGAGTAGCCGGGGGTCGATCCGGCAGCGCCCGAAACACCGGCGCCCCCGCCCGAACCAAGGCCGAACGCCGAGGTGCTGGTGCCGCCACCGGTCGTCCCGCCACTGGACGCGAAATAACCGCTGCTTCCCGCGGTCGCGCCGCCGGAGGCCGCGGCGCTTCCGTTCGTGCCCGCGGACGTGCCTCCGGCCGCGTTGGCGCCGGCCTGACCGCCGGCCCCACCGCCGCCGCCAAAGCCGTAAAGGAGCGTCCCGAAGCTCGACGTGCCACCGACGCCACCCGCAGCACCCGCCGTCGTGCCCGCCGCGCCGGCGGCGCCGGCCGTCACGGCGACGGTCGCGGGCAGGTCGCTCGCGCGGAACATCGCAGTGGCACGAAGCCCCGCTCCGCCCCCGCCGCCACCGCTGCACGCGGTGGAAGCGGCCGCCACCACTCCCGCACCGCCGCCGCCACCACCGCCCCAGACCTCTACCAACACCATTGTGGCGTTGGCGTTCTTCGTCCACGTGCCGGACGCGGTGAACACCTGCGCACCGCCGGCGAGCGCCGGCGTAAAGCCGAGAGCCGATGTGACATCCGATGAAGCGATCGCCGCGCCCGCGGTCACGCGGCCCTGCGCATCCGTCGTCACCTTCGTGTAGGTGCCAGCGGTGCCGGTATTCTTCAGTGTCAGAGCAACGGACGTGGAACCGGCCCCGGTCGCGTCACCGATAAAAGTGATCGACTGATTGCCGGTGATGAATCCCGAGTCATTCGTCAGTTGCGAAGTCTTCGTCGGCACGCCTGACGCCGCAATGACCGAGCTCTGCACGAAGGCCGTCGTCGCCACGGCATTCGAGGAATCGCCTTGCGGCGGCGTCGGCGCGCGGAGCAGGCCGCTACCGGACGGCGTCACCACAATGTCCTGATTCGCCCCCAAGCCGCTGCCGGTGATCGAGGCGGTGGCGGTGCCGTTGTTCCAGCCGACGCCCTGGCCGGTGCCGAGCAGCACCGCATTGCCGTCGCCGAAGCTCGCGTGATCCAGCCGCACGCCATGCAGGAAGGCGCCGCGTGCTTCGAGCGGTGCATGCGGCCAGATCGAGTGGTCGGTGAAGCTGCTGCCGCCGACATAGACGCCGCGCCCCTGCGGCGCCAGCGCGTCGCGCCCGATCATCAGCGCGTTCTGCACGCCCGCCGAGTAGCCGCCTGGCTGATACGTCGCTGCGGCGACGCCCAGCGTCTCCAGCGGCGTGCCCGTCACGTTCGCGAGCGTCAGTGTTCCGCCCGTGGTGTCGCGGATCGCGACCAGCGTGTAGGGCGCGCCGTTGCGGACGAAAGCGCGTAGATTCGGGATGTTCGCCGCATTGATCGCCGCGACGACATCGGCAGCCGTTCCCGTGCCCTGGTTCAGAGTGACTGTCACACCGTTGATGCTGATCTGGTCGGTCAGCTTCACGGGCCCGGCCCCTGCCTCGCCATACGCGGTCGCGAAGGCAAGCGGCGCAGTCGGCGCATAGAAGGTGCCGGCGTTCAGGCCGAGTTTCGCGAGCGTGGTGTATCCACTCGGCTGCGACAGCGTCAGCGGCACACCGAAGCCGGTGATCACCAGGCGGTTGGCAACATTCAGCGCGGCGGTGACATTCGAAACCTTGCCATTGACCGACGAGACGATATCCGCCGCCGTCCCCTGACCACTGCCGCCATTGAGCGTGAGTGTCGTGCCGTTGATGATGATTTTGTCGGTCGGGCTCACTGAAGGCGAGGCGAGACCGGCTACCATCGCATAGGTGTCGCGCGGCGTTGTGTATTGCTGCGCCGCAATGCCAAGTGTCGCGAGCGGCGTGCCCGTGCCGTTGGCGAGCGTGAGCTTGCCCATGCAGTTCGCCGCGGTGCTGTAGATCACCAGACGCGGATACAGCCCGCCGATCGTGTTCACTGCCGCGCCGACATTCGGGATCGCCGCCGCATTGATCGCTGCCGCGACGGACGCGACGTCACTATGCGCGCCGTCCGTGTTCAGCGTCACCGTGCGCGTGGTCACATTCCCCGCGCCGTCGTCGATGGTGATGACCACCGAGCTGTTCTGCGCGACAGAGCCTGGAGAAATCGCGCTGAACACCGCCGGATAGGTCCACCAACGGTTATTGGCGTACGGCACGCCACCGAAGGTGCCGTAAGCGTAGAAAATATGCCCGCCGACATAGGGCGAGTTCTGCCCAGACGGATCGACCTGCAGGCCCGACGCCGGCACTGCGACCGATGGCGCATCGGTCCAGCCGGTTTCGGGAAAGTTGCTGACCACGTCGTATTCGGCGAAGCTCACGCTGGTCGCGAGCCCGGCGTAGTCCCGCGAATATTCGTCGAGCACCGGCGGGTTCACGACTTCCCAATGGCCAGCGCATCCTGTGTTGTCGTACAGCCGCGACCACGAATAGACGCCCTGCACAGCGAGATCGAGCTGCCCGCCGGCTTTGCCGTAGGAATTCAGCCCCGTATAGGTGAATGAACGCTGCGTGCGGTTGACGCTGCTTGTGTTGGTGGCGGAGATATTCTCGACGCCTGCGCTCGCGATACTCGGAAATCCGAACCAGCCCTGGCCGGTGCAGACCCACGACACGTCACCACGCCGCGCCTCCACACGTGCGACGCCGAGATAGCCGGGTCCGGTGATATCGGCGCCATCGTCGAAGACGACAGTCACCAGCCGGCTGTTGTTGTTCACGACGCCGGAGAGGCGATACGTGCCGCGCGGCACGAAGACGCGCACGCCCGCGCCGGCAGCGACGCTCGCGATTGCGGCGTTGAACGCAGGCAGGCTGTCGGCGCTTTTGGTTGGGTCGGCGCCGAAATCCAGCAGGTTCACTTCATCGCCCGCGCGCGCGACGATGCTGCGTGCGGTGGTGCCGGAGGGCGACGTCACCGGCACGAGCGGCACGCCCGCCGCGCTGACATATCCGGCGGGATTGGCAGCATCGTAAGGCGTGAATCCCAACGCGCCGGTCACGTCGGTGGCGACGGAGGGCAGGCCGGCTATGACCTGGCCTTTCGCGTTCACCTGAACCTTGGTGTAGGTGCCAGGCGTCACGATCGTCGGCAGCGTAGCATTCAGCGTGCTACCGCCCGAGCCGAACACATCACCGCTGAGCACCACTTTCGCCGCGGTCTGCGCCTGCACCCAGGCGGTGGTCGCGATAGCGTTGCTCGAATCGCCTGAAGGCGGATTGGGTGCGGTCGGCACGCCGGTCAACGCGGGCGAAGCGAGCGGCGCGAGGACGTTCGTATCCGCTTCCAGCGTGCCACTGGCCACCGTGAGTCCGGTGCCGATGGTCACCGTCTCCGGATCGCCCTGCGTCAGGCTGACGCGCCCCAGCAGCGTGTTGGCAGGCAGAGAGAGCTTCGACTGAGTGCTGGCCAGCACCTGCGCGACCGTTGCTGCCATGCTCTGACCGTTCTGCTCGATGAGCATTTCATCGGTCGCATTGACCGTGGTCGCCTGCGGCAATTGGTCAAGCGTCGGCATGCAGGATCCTCCCGTTCGCCCCTTATCGGGCGACCGTCCGTACGTTTTCTGACCAAGAGCGGAACGGTCTAGGTGGTGCCGGAGAGGCTAGCGCGCCACGCACCACCGGCACCGCGCCAGGTGATTTCGGCGCCGGCGGGCACTGACAGGTCGGCGCCCGTGTAGTTGTCGAGCAGCGGGGGCGAGCCCGCGCGCGCAAACACGACCGGCACGTCGCAGCGGGTCCGCAACCGGCGCTCCTCCGGCACCGGCAATCCAGACCATGCGGTGGCCGTGGCGCCGGTCCCGTCGCCGGTAATGGTCACTGGCACCATCGTTCCGACCGGGCCGTAGCCGCCACCACGGCTGGTCACAACGATGCCGATCACTGCACCGCCGCTGATCACTGCGCGTGCCGCAGCACCCGTGCCGTTGCCGCCGATCACGACATCCGCGTTGGTGTAGCCGGAGCCACCATTGGTGACGCGCACGAACGCGATACTGCCAGCGACCTGCGCCGCGAAGCTGCTCATCATCGACTGGACCGGCGCGGGAGCCCCGGTGATGCCGATCGCTTCGGCGATGTCGGGAAAGATCACCGTCTGCACCCCGCTCACCATCGAAGGATTGCAGGTGAAGCGTGCAACCATGTTGAAGCGGTTACCCTCCACCGTCACGCTGTCTGTCGCCGCCTGCAGGCATTGCGAGGCGTCAACGCCGTCGCCGCTGAAGCAATTGCCGGTCACCAGAATGTCCTGCGGTCCGTCGCGCAGCACCACGCCCAGTGCACCGGTGACAGGCAGAGCGATACGGTTGCCGCTGATCTCCAGCCGCCGCGTCGCCAATGGGAAGGCAACGCCGTTGCCGTCTGTCTCGACGTTTTCCACACTCACGCCCGCCGCGGTGCAGCCCTGCAGCACATTATTGCCAACGCGCAAATCCACGCTGCCGCCGGCATTGATCCCGTTCACCGGACCGACGACGAAATTGCCCAACACATCGCTGCCGACGGACCCACCCGCGTCGATCCCAAACGCCGCGCTTCCCGTCACCATGTTCCCGGCGATGCGCGAGGTCGAAACGTTCGCCAAAATGCCCGCACCATTGTTCGCGACAGTGCCGTTGCCGGACAGCACATTGCCCTCGACCAGCAGCACATTGCCAGAAACAGCGATTCCGTACACCTCATTGTCGTGGCAGAGATTGCCCGCCACAACGACCGATATCACGTCCGGGTTGTCTGTCCCCCATATAGGTGGCTGCGTGTTGGTGGCGTTAAAATTGCCCACGGCAATGCCGCGTGTATTGCCCCAGGCACGATTACCCAGCACCTGGATAAGCCGCGCCTTTTGGCGGAATGTCGCGTCGTTGTAATCGATACACAGCCCGTAACTGCCGTTGCCATGAGCGCGGCACCCAACGATCTGCACCCCGGTGCAGGCCTGCACCCACAGCCCGTGTGCCGTGTTACCGGCGAACTCGCAGTCCTGAACGACATGTTCGCAGATCGCGGGATCGCTCGCCTGGATCACCAATCCGCTGCCTAAAGTCGCACCCGCGGCATTGAGGAACGCGCAGCGATGGAACCCGCTGGTCGTGCACTGCGACGTAACCAGCACCCCCCAGCTTTCCTGCGACACGGCGGCCCGGTTGGCGTCAAAGGTCACGCCCTCCGCGCGAAACTGGTCCGCCTGCACGGCGATCCACGCGCCGTTGCCGGTCTGGGACGCACGCTTGAGCACGCTGCGACCAGGCACGCCGATCAGCGTCACGCCTGGCGCCATAATGGTCCATTGCCCGTTGACCACATAGGTCTTCGGCCCCAGCCGCACCGGCCGGCCGGACGCGACCGCGGCGACGAACGCAGCGCCATCGTCCGTCACGCCATCGCCCACAGCGCCGAAATCCTCCACCGGCGCCGCGTCCGCCAGCAGGTCAGCGAGGCTCCGCTGCCGCGTCGCACCCGTCGCCGTGGCAGTCAGCGTCGAGGCATCGACGCCCGCCAGTCCGGCGAGTCCCGCCATGAACTGCGCATAGGGCACGGCGACGTTCTGCCCGCCCTGCCCCAGCGGCACCATATCCGCCGCCGCAGGCGCGCTGCCTGAAGTGAGGGACGCCACATTCAGCCCGCCCGCCGAAAGCACGCCGCCGGAGAGCGTCAAATTGGCGCCCACGGCGATGCTCTCGGGCGCACCCGCGCCGGGGCTCTGCCGCCCAAGCAGCCGCCCCGATGCCAGAGCGAGTTGCGGCTGCAGGCCCGCGAGCAATTGCGCGCGCGTCGCCTTGTGGCCCACACCAGCCTGGCTGACCAGAAGCTCATCGCTGTCGGATACCGCGGTCGCCACCGGCAGTTCATCCACGGTCGGCATCGCTCAGTTCTCCACGGTGATCAGCAGGCCAGAGGCGTCGGTGATCACCGCGCCCTGCTCGGTCGTCAGCGGGCTTGTTGCAGCGGCCGCCCCTGCGAGCGCCTGCACGGGCAGCAGCACGCCGCGCCCGATCGTGCGGCCGCCCACGGTGCCCACGATGACCTGTACCGCGTAGGTTGTCCCCGCCTGCCCGCCGGAGAACCACATCACAGCGATGGTGCCATCCGCGACCACCTGGCCCAGCGCCAGGTCACCCGCGGCGCTCGGCGGTGATTGCGACATCGATCGTCTGGATACGGTCGCCGCTGCCGGAAAGTGCGGCCGAGAAATCGATCTCGTAGTCCAGCACGTCGCCCGGATCCTTCCCGGGCCAGCTCGGTGGCTGCGTGGTGGTTGCCTGCGCGCCACGCGGCAGTGGCGTGAATCCGTCGAGCACCAGGCGGCGCGCGCCACTCGGCCGCCACACGGGCGGGGCTGCAGTTGGCATGTGCGATCCTTCCGAAGTTGTTCGAGACCGTAATTCACGCGCTCCGACGTTCCGCCTCGCGCGATCACGGTCTAGGAATGCGGGGCGAGCGCCGCGACCTGTGCAGCGAGTGCGGTGAGCTGCGCCTGCAGCGCAGTGATGTCCGGCACGGGCGCTTCGAGGGAGGTAGAGGGCGCAGGCGGTGCCGCGAAGCCGGTGCCCTGCTCCACCCAGCCGACTGCTACGTTTTGTCCGGTTACATCCACCCAGCGCAGCGCCGGGTGAAACAGCGTGACGAGATCTGCATCCGTCGTCAGCAGCTCCGCCACCACGCCGTCCTGCACACGCGCCCAGGTCTTCATGTTGCTGCCCGCGCTTTCGCTCATTCTCAGTACTCCACGATGACGATGCCGGCGGCGCCGTTGCCGCCTTGTGCGCCGGTGCCGGTGCCACCCGCCGCACTCGCGCCGCCACCGCCGCCACCGCCGCCCGGACCAGTCGCGGCGATGCCCACGATCAGCCCGCTGGTGCCGCGTCCGCCGCCCGGCCCGCCGCCTGTGCCGCCGCGCGGCGCGACGGTGATCCCGTCCGTGCCGTAGGCACCGCCGAACACGGCGTCACCGCCCACGCCAACCCCGCCCGAGCCGCCCGCGCAGGTGGCCATCGCCGTGCCGCCGCCGCCGCCCGTGCCGCCCGTGGCCGACACATACGATCCGAACGATGAGGTTCCGCCCCCGCCGCCCTGAGCGGGGGACGATGGCGCAACGCCACCGGCACCGACCGTCACCGGGATCGCGGTTCCGGGCGTCAGCCCGCTCAGCCACCGCATCGCCATCCCGCCCGCGCCGCCGCCGCCAGATGGCAGTTTGGCATGTGTCCCGCCCGCGCCGCCGCCGCCGATTACCGTGACTTTCGCGCGCGTCACTCCCGCCGGCACGGTGAACGTGCCGGACGCGGTGAACACGGCGGACTGTACGAAACCTGGCCGCAGATCCGGCAGCTTCCACGGAATCGTGCGGCTGCTCTGATAGTTTACGATACTCGCAGCGGTGATCTGCGTCTGTCCGTAGGCGACGGTGATCACCGCCAGGCCGACCCAACCCGCATCGACAACCGGCGTCGCCTGGCTGCCCACTGTTGCCGGCGCGCCGGCCTTGAGCTGCAACTGCACGTGCTGCACGCGCGCGGTGGCCTGCGCAGCGCCGGAATTCGACGGCCCCAGGAACGGTTGCGCCGGGTTCGCGGCATTGTAGTAGGGCAGCACGACGGGATTGACGTCGGCTTCCTGAAACGCCGCCTGAATCAGGTAATTCACCGCCGTGCCGCTTGTCGCCGGCGTGGTCAGCGCGAACGTCGTGGAGGACAGGTTGATTCCCATTTTCATGAGCGCATCGGCACTGTCCGCGGTCAGCGTTCCGTAGGCATTCTGGTCCACGACATCGTATTGCCCGATGCTGCCGGGACCCACCACGACGCTGAGCGATGCGGGCGAGGTCGGCCCCACCGCCAGCCCGTCTACGACGGTGGTTGTGCCGAGCGTCGCCGCGATCAGCGCGCCGAGCCCCACCATGGCATTACGGTTCGTGTTCAGCAGATCGGTGTCGAGCGGAATGCTTCCCGGATAGACGATCGAACGATCCATGGTGTCCTCAGCTTGAGATTCTGGTCCACGCGATCGCGGCCACGGGCATCACGCCGGCGATGGCCGCATTGATGTCGCTATCGGTCACCGCGCCCTGCAGCATCGAAAGGCTGGCGTATTCCACCGCGCCGGCGCCGTAGCCGCCGGCGCCGGTGCCCCATCCCGCAACTGTCGGAATGCCCGCGCCGCCCGGACGGAAGGCCGTGACAAAACACTGAAATGGTAAGCCGAGATTTCCCCAGCCGCCCGACGCGCCATAGCCGAGCGCGAGACCCCATCCACCGGTATCCGCCGGCCGCGCGGGCTCGAACACAACAGGCGCGCGGCCTGTCAGATCGGTCAGCACCGAAGTCACAGCCGCCCGCGTGCCACGCTGACGCAAAATCTCGCGCTGAATGATCGCGCGAAATGCCTCATCGGTCTGCCCGCTCGCGCGCACGAGGCGGCTGCCGAAGCAATCCTGCGCAATCAGGTCCAGAAACCCGTCCGTCGCGGTCGCGATGCGCGTCTGCTGTCGCGCGTATTGGAGCAGCGAATAAGCCCACGCCCAGGCATCCGCGAGGCCTGCCAGTAATCCTTCGAGCAGAGGTGCAGAATCGGGAAACCAGCGCGCCGGCAGCACCGCCTTCAGGCGTCGCACCATGTCGGAAGCGTCACCTGTCATGTCATGCCACCTGCACCGACAGGGCTTTCACCACACCGCCCGCACCGAGAACCAGATCGGCTGTTCCGGCATTGAGCAGAACACCCGTCACGTTCGTCACATTCGCGGATGCGTCGTATGCAATCTGCGCCAGGCGGGACAGGCGAGCGTCGCCCCGATCGGCAGAGCGTTCACATACGAAGTCACGGCGGGCACGACCTGTGCCGCGACATCAGCGTGCACCGCGCCGGAAGCCGTTACGATCGTCATGGAAATCTGCGCCTGCACGATCGTGGGCGGTTGCACGGTGTATGTCGCGCCGACGGGCCGCACCGCCTCCACCGCCGCCGCGGCGGAAGCAATCAACGAAGTGGCGGGTGCGCCCGCGCCATCATCCACCGTCACCAGGAAACAACCCACGCGCGCCGAGCCGTCCGGCGCGACGTTTTCCTGGATCGTGTATTGCAGCCCTTGCCGGAGCGAGGTGATGGCGTTCCCCACCGCGAGCGGTGTTGCGCGCGAGCGCGTGGCAAGAAAGGTCGCAAAGCGCGTCCGCAAGGCCGTGTCGCTTTCGGCATCCAGCCCGCCTTGCAGCGGTGCGGCGTTGCTCACTGTGTCCATGCCAGGTAAGGCGCTTGCCATCAGCGTGATCGCGCCGGCCTGAACATTCCCCACACTGCCTGCAGCCGCCGCCACGACCGGCACATCGATCGAACTCGCTCCCGCCGGCAGCACATAACCATTCTGTGCCGCGTTCCACGCAGCAAGCGCGGTGTTGGCGATCACCGTGAAACTCTGCGTGCCGTCCGCCGTGCGAACGATCGCACCCACCGGCACCATAGCCGCGCTGGTGGGCACGAAACGCGCGAAAGTCACGACCCCCGTGGCAGGAACCGCGGCTAGGCGGGTGAGCGAAAAATCCGCCATCCAGCTATCGAGATCGCTACCCGTGCTGGTCGAGGCGCGCGTGGTCTGCAGGACCTGCAGGATCAGCCATTGCAGCCAAAGCGCGAGCGAGGCATTCGCCTCCAGCACCGCACGCAGCGTCGATCCCGTCGTCAGATCCAGCAACTGCTTCGCGCTGCCCTGCACCGCCGCCGCCGCACTGGAGACAATCGATGAGAATGTCCGGAGCTGCAGTTGCATCACGCGCCTCCGACGGAGAAGGAAAGAATCTGCGTCTGGCCGCTATCCGCGTCCGCGTAGCGCACATGCACGTAGACGGTACCGCCGCTATCAGCCTGCACGTCGATCACCGGCTCCGGGCTGCGCGCCACCGCTGCTTCGCGGAAGATCTGGCTACGCACGACCGCGCGGATGCGCTCCGGCTGTGCCGGTTGGCCCACGAACTGTGCCAGACCTGCCCCATAGTCCGGCGCCCAGATGTAGTCGCCCGGATTGGTCAGCAGCCGCCGCAACACACGCTGCTGCCCGAGCGTCGCCCCGGACACCGGCGCAATATCTCCCGTCGGCCCGACCACGAGGTCGGACCCGAACTGGTGCCAAATATCGTTCATGAAAAACCTTGTGGATATCAGTCCTGCGGGCTTGGTGCGGATGTCGTCCCACCCTGCGGATCGGCATGCACATGCGCGTCGTAGTTTGTGCGCAGCCGTGCCAGCGATCCCTGCCGGTCATACACATCGCCCTCCACGTGCAGATCGCCCTTCACCCGGACGGTCCCGTCAGAGAGCAGCTTGATGAAACTGCCCGATTGATGGACCAGCCAGATCTCACCAGGGGGCGCACCAGGTGCGCGTGCCGAATCACTCCAGCACGCGCCCACGACTACCCCGTGCTCCGCCTCGCCTTCCTGCGGCAGCACAAGCACCTGATCACCTGGCGAAGGCAGACACGCCAGCCCCCATCCCGCACCAACCCAGGGCGAGAGCACCGGCAGCCAGCCGCTTAGCACGCCTTCCGGATGCAGGCTGACGCGCGCCGCGTAGCGCACCGGATCAACACTCGCCACCACGCCGAAACGCGGCTGTCCCTGCGCGCGATCGAGCGCCGCCGCCTGCGCTTTCAGCGCATTCAGGAAACGCTCCATCTCAGCTCTCCGCGCTTAGATTGCGCGCCAGCACACGCTGGGTGAATCCCCCAGGCGAAAGCTGGCGCGATATTTCGTGTATCCAGTAGTCCTGATCGAAGGACGTGCCCGTGCCCTCCACGCGGACCAGCGTGCGAGGCGCCAGCGTCAGCTCTCCCGGCATCGTGGCCGTCACCACGCGCTCATGCTGCGACAGCTCGGCCAGGCGTTGCTGGGCCAGGGCCAGCGCCTGTTCCGGTGTCAGATTTGGAACGACATAGACATATCGCTGAACCTTGCCGCTTCCCTTCTTCGCTCGCACCGATTTCGCGGCCTGCGTGTACGCCTGCCCGGCGCGGCTGTGCCAGGATTTCACCGTCACCTCGATGTCGCGCGCCAGCGTCAATGCACGCTCTAGATGCAGCTCCGTCACGTTCGGCGCGCCCGATGCGGTCGTGGCCGCACGCAACACCATGGAAGGGATCGTTTGAGCCGGCACGGGCCGGAAATGCAGCACCGTACCCGTTACCCAAACCTCGAATCCCTCGATGCGGGCGAGCATGACCAGTAGATCAGATTCCGTCGTCGCGCGGCAGAACGCATCGAGCGTGATACGGTCATGTTGGAGCTGCCAGTAGCGCCCCACCGGCGTCGTCGTGGCTTGCACATCCGACGTCAGCCCATGCCGTCCAGCGAGCAGCGTCGCGATCTCGCTCGATGTCCGGTTAGCAAACGTCTCCTGCGTCCGCGCCTCGATCAACGCGGCTGTCAGGTCCCGCCCCTCCAGCACCAGCGTATCCGCCACCGCGTCGATCGCGACAGTTCCACCGCGCCCTGCACCAGGCTCACCCACGGCCCGCCCGCCTGCAGCGACATGCGGATATCAAGCATCGTGTCTTCCGCATCCGCCCAGGACGCGGCCGCGTCGGACGCCGCGCCGAGTGCTACACGCACACGAAACCGGTCGGCCGCGTAGTGGCTGGTGCTGGTCATTTCCGCCTCCATCGCGCCCGGCACCGGAGCGCCATCGGCAAGCACCAGCAATCGCGGCGCCCGCACCGTTTCACTGAGCGGCAATGCCACCCCCCGCATTGGGATCGGCATCAGGGATCATCAACGTGACAACGCCTTCCAGCATTGGGTCTGAAATCCCGTTGAGCTGCGCGATGCGAATCCATTGCGTCGCATCACCAAGCTCCTGCGCCGCGATGCGGAACAGATCGCCGCCCGCCACCGTTATCGTCCGCATGCTTGTTCCTCAGGTGGACGCATTCGCAAGATTCGCCGCCGCACGGCGGATAAAGCCGCGTGCGTCCGCCGCCTGTGCGAGTGTGCCCGCCGCCGATGTCATCCCGGAAAGCCCCGTCGCGGACTGCAAATCTGTCTCCGCGGCCGAGACCGTCGCGTCGGCCGATGCCGATGCGGAGGTCACCGTCTGCACCGCTGCGCCATAAGCGGCGGAGCCGCGCACGCCCGCGCCGGACACCGCGACCGAAGAATTGGCCGCGGTCAGATCGATTCCTGCACCGCTGGCGGATGCAAGATCGGCGGCCACACCGCCGATCAGCGAAACCGCTTCTTCCACCAGCGCCTGCGCCTCATCCCGCAGAACGGTGCAGATGGCGCGATAGGGAATCCAATTCGGCCGCGCGTATTCTGCCTCGAAGCGCGACACGATGACCGAATAGAAAAACGCATCCCAGGTCAGCGGCCACACACCGCCCTCGGCGCGCATCAGGTCGATCAGCCGCGCCCGCTCCGGCGCATCGGAGCCGCTGAACACGCCGCTCCAGCCGATCTCCGCATCGTCGCGGCCGAGCATGTCGATCACGCGCGCGCCGCCGGGCATCTGGTGCACTGCCAGGCGCTGCGTACCGCCGAAGCGCACGCGCGCAGGCAGTTCGAAATCCTGGAACACCACGGGTCCCAGCAGCAGCATCGTCGCCATGTCGGTTCAGAACCCCTGCAAGGACCCCGGCCAGGCCACGCCCATGCGCGGATCGAACGCCGTCCCGCCGCCCGCCGGCCGTCCGGCTTCCCGCGCCAGCCGGTCAGCGATCCAGCGGCCCATCCGCGTGCCGTCCAGATACACATCTCCCTGCATCGGCCCGCCACTCTCCCGCGCCCCCACCGGCGCGACCCAGTGCCAGGAAGGTATCGCCGCCGGCGCCGCCTGTGCCGAGGTCGCCATCGGCATCGCCCCGACCGGCGCCGCCGCCAGGCCGCCGATGAAACCGCTTACAGGACCAGGAGCGGCCGGTCCCTGTACGCGCTCGCTCCACTCACCGGCGGTGACCGGCGCCCGCGCGGGGACGGATGGCATCGCCGCATCCAACGCCGGAATTGAGACAGACAGAGTTGGCCTCTCAGGCGCCGGCATCGGCATCGGCGCCGGTGCGAATGCTCCGTAGCTCTCCGGCGCCGCCGGCGTCAGCGTGACCAGGTCCCGGACCACGGCAGGCGCTACCGGAACCGGCATGGCAAGCGGCGCGGGCATCACGACGGGCGCCGGTTGCGTCTCCGCCACCACAGTTCGTGGAATTGTGGCGGGCGCCGCCTCTGCCACCACCGGTTCCACTGCCTCCGGCCGGTCCCGCGCCGTCGTCGGTTCAGGCGCCCTGGTCGGCACCGCCAGCCCGCCGAACGCGACCGCAACGGCCTGCCCGAGCGTGTCCAGCTCCTGCCGCACCGTCTCGATGCCCACTGCAACATCCGGTGCCAGAAGCGCTGCTCCGGCCTCATTGGCGTGACCCAAGCCGAACGCCGCCAACACCTCCTCCGCCAGTGCCGGCGCAGCATCTTCCTCCGCCATCACGCCCGCTCCTTCCAACTCATCGTGTTGAAATCAAACTCACCGCCATCCAGCCGCCCGAGCGCCACCACCCAGGCCAACCGCTCATCCGGCGGCAGGCTGAACGCTACGTCGAACGGCACCCCGTTCCGGATCAGGTAGAGGCAATCAACCAGATCGGGGTGCCGGCTCAGTTTCCCGCGATGGTTCCCGCATCCGCCGACACCGAAACCTCCGTCAGCGCCGACGCCACCGCTGCAATCCCCGCATCGCCGAGCCGCGAGACAAGCCCCTCCACCTGCGCCTCGGTCGCCGGAAACGGCACCGGCACGGCGTCAATCGCCGCCACACTGCACGCCAGCACCGCCATGCCGAGCCAGGCCTGGTTCTGCGCCAGCACCGGCCCCGCCGCCTTGAACAGCCGCAACTTGTCCAACGCCGTCAGCCGCCGCAGCGACAGCGTCCGCCCCTGCGCATCCATCACCTCCGGCGCCGCCTGTGCCGCCGCGATGATCCTTGCCGATGGCGTCTCCATCAAACGCGCGTCCTGCGGCCCGCGAAAAACTCCAATCGCTGCTTCACACTCGCATCGCCGCGCCACTGCCCGGCCTGCGCGAGTTTGAACACCGCACCGTCATACTGATAGGTCGAGGTCGATCCATCCGTCTCGGTCACATACTGATACAACGTGCCGCTCGGCATACTGCCCTGCGCATAAAAAGACTGCTCCACGGCAGCAATGAAATCATCCGCCGCCGAAGACCCGCGCTCCAACTCGAACGCACCCTCCCACCCCTTGGGCAACTCCGCCGCCAATTGCACGCCATCGATCCGATCGACACGCACACTCGCCGTCACCTGCCGGCTCTCAAACCCCGTCACATGCGACAAATCCACCCGCCCGGACGGACCCATCACCACCAACTGACAATCCCGCCCGATCGAAAATGCATTGCCGGCCACTGCGTGCTCTCCTCGCGCTTAAGGAAGGCCAGGGGGCGTTGCCCCCTGCACCCCCACGAAGGGGCCAAGCCCCTTCGATCCCCCGGGGCGTTTCCTGTCTGAAGGGGGCGCGGGTACGCACGCGCCGCCTCCATAACGACCGAAGCGCCCCTTCAGACAGGAAACATCGGAAGTGTTCCAAGGGCTCCGCCCTTGGCGGGGTCGAGGGGCAGCGCCCCTCGCCTTCCCTTACGCCGCCAGAGCGCCCGCTGTGGTCGGCAGCGTTTGGCGCTGGACCTGGACGGTCTGGCCGCCTTCCATGTTGACGATGAATTTCTCGTTGATCGCCTGGTATTGCACCTGCGCGTCGGATTGAACGTAGCCGAGTGCGGTGCGGCTCTGCGGGTTGTTCGATGTGTCGCAGATCACGCTGAACGGCAGGCTGCCATCCGTGCTGCCCAGCAGGCCTTGTCCCAGCATGTTCTGCAGGAAGCTGAGCTGGGTGGCGCGGATGCGCCGGAACAGCGAGGCATTGATGACCTGCCCGACATACTGGCCCATGCCGGAGGCAAGCGTCGCGGCAATGTAGTTCGTGAGGCGTGTGTAGTTATCGCCGTTCGTCGCGGCGTTGCTGGATGAGTTATGGCCGCCGCGCACGCCCCAGAACGCGCCGCCTGGCTGCGGATTCGCGATCACATCGATCCCGGCCTGCAGCAGCACGCCGAGCTCGGCCGCCGCGTAACTGGTGGACTGGCCGGTCCCCGGTGCGCCGGATTTCTGGCTGCCCACCACACCATAGAGCGGCTTGTTCAGGCTGCTTTGTTCGGGCGAGAGATTGGCAAGCCGGCCGGCGACGAATCCCTGCGGGCTGACAACGCGCACCACGCCGTTGACCTGGTCATTCCACCAGATCCAGTCACCGAACATCAGCTTGCAGGCGTAGCTGTCGAGCCCTGCCGTCTGCTTCTGGCTAACGGCGTTGGTGATCGTATCGCCAGCCGGTCCGGTCAGAACCATGTAAACGCCTTCGGACAATCCGAACTGCGCCTGAACGGTCCATTGCGTCGCGTCATCGCCATCCGCAAGCAGGCCGATGCTGCAGCCCTGCCCGCGCAGCGCATACATGCCCGTGCGCGGTGTCACGTCCACGCCGACCAGCGAAGCGGCAGTTGCGCCGGCGCCGTCCGTCCCCTGCGCTCCGCTGGCAAAGTTCCAGGAGAACGAGACCGGTGTGACCGACGTGCTGCCGGGATTCGCCACCACGATCTGACTTGGTCCGCGCTGCGGCCCCAGCCCGTTATTCACCGCGTTTGCGAGCGCCTTCCAGAACGCGGCACCAGCGCCGCCGATATTGTCAAACACCTCCGGCTGAAGTCCCGGCAGCGAAACCGTGAGCCGCCATGTGCCCGATTTGCTTCCCGTGTCCATGGAGACAGCGATCTGGTTGCCGAGGCTGCCCGTATACAGTGCGGTGAACACGAAGCTCGTATTTGGAAGTTGGAACGCCGTGGCCGTGTCTGTGCCATCGGTCGCGCGCACGCAGCGGAAATTCTGCGCGCCCTGCTGCACGGCGGTCGCGACCTGCGTGCCCATATCGTATTTGCGCGCCACGATCGGGCCGAAGGTGCGCGCGTAATCGGCCATCGTCGCGATGATGACCGGCTGCCCCACCGGTCCCCAGGACGCAGTGCCGACGACCCCAACCACATCGGTCGGAACGCCGTTCAGCACCAGGTTCTGCGGCGGCACGATCTGCACATAGAGATCGGGCACCACCAGTGCCGTGGTGTTGATGCTCCCCTGCTGGACGATCGGCATGCGTCAGCCTCCCTGCGTCGTCTGCGAAACGGCCACCCGCACCACGCATTGTGCATGCTCGCCAACCAGCACAATCGCGATCTGCGCCGCGTCGGTTATCACATCGCCCTTGGCGTACGTCCCAAACGGACGCACGACCACCAACTGCACATTCATCCCTGCCCCCAATCAGCCGATCACGCTGAGTTCCGCGTTGCCGGTGCGTACAGCGATATCGCCGAACACCATGCATGGCAGCTCCGCCGTCTGCGTCGTCGCGTATTCCACCGCGTAGAGAAGATCGCGTCGGTAGAGCGACAGATCCTGCGCCCTGTCCGTTACCGTGGACGAGACGAAACACAGCCGCGCGCTCGTTCCATCGGCTAGCGCGATAAATGCCTGTCCCGATAGTGCCGCATCGAGAGGTGCCGCCACCGCATCCCGCGTTGCGGGATCGGGGCACCACAGCGTGATGCGAAACCTTTGCACCTGCCGCCGCGTCTCGCGTCGCGCCGTCTGATCCGTCGTCACACGCCCAACGAGCCGCACGACACCCGGAACGATCACCGTCGCACCGGTCACCAGCGCCGGCCGATACACGCGCAACAACGCGACCAGGGAGGCCGCCACCGACTCCGGTGTGTCGCCCGCGCGCGTCCGGTGAACCACCGAGGCTTGATCAGCGAGCAGACCGACCAGTTGCCCCGCGCCCGCCGTGCCGGAAATCCTCGCCGTCTCACCGTCAACGGACACAGACAGCGTCGGCGACAGTGCGGCCGCCACCACCCACTCCGCCGGATAGCGCGTCGTGACGCGATGCAGCCCCGCTTCCGGAAACACCGTTACGTTCACCACACCATTCGCCGGGTCCGCATCCAGCGATGCCGAATTGGGCGAGCCGCGATACACACGACACGGCACACCCACGGCGCTCACCGCCTGCGTTCCGTTTGGATACAGCACGCCGGCCAACAGGCTGACGAGCGCCGTCTCCACATCCGCCTGGTCCGCCATCAGCTTGCCGCCTGCCTGACCGAAAGCCGCCAACCGAGCTCGGTGAGTTCCGCCGCGGCCACCACGCCGGAACGCCCGAGATCGTCGCACATCAAATCCCCCGTGCGCAGCACCACACCAGGCCAGGCCGGCATCAACACGGCCCAGGACCCAACGCCGGCATCCGCCGGCAGCTCTGCCCCCAGCCCACCGCCGCCCGCGCTGAGCACGCTTGCCGGCCATGACGTCATCAGCGGTACCGCAAGCTCCGCCTGAATCCCGCCATACGCGCCCACGCCGACAGAAACAGGTGCCGATGGCCGAAGCAAACTCACCACGCGGTTCGTGCGCACGCACAGCACCGGCATCAGCCGCGTCTGCGCCGCAACGAACCAGGTGCCGGACGGCGCAACGAGATAATCCCCCACCCGCGTATAGGCCGCGTCGAACACACCGATCCACAACGGATGCCCATAGGACGGCGGATGTTCAAATCCGCCATCCGCCGCCGCGAACACTGCGGGCAGCCGCAGATACCGCTTGCCCGCACGCAACGGCTCCGAAGGGCCATCCGCCCGAAATGCCTCCGCCCACTCGCCCGCTGCCCGCGCCGCGACGCCCATTCCGCGTCGCACCGCGTCCGTCAGCCGCGCCTCCCGCATCACACCACCAGCACCAGGCCGCCCGAGCCCAGCGACGGCCCGGGCGGCACACCCAAAAACCCGCACAAGCGCCGGCGCCAATCATCGAACAACGATGTGCGCTCACGCACCTCGTCTCGGTTGCGCGACCACACCGATGCACGATCGGTATCGAGATTCGCCCCCGCCTGCGGAATCGCCTGCTCCAGGCTGGCAAGGGTCGAAAGATACTGCCGCACGACAGCTTCTTCCGACGCGCTCAGTCGCAGCAGCCGATACTCCATCAGCCCATAGGCCTGATAAAACCGCCAACCGTCGAACCCGGACGCGCCGACGCCATACGCGGGATACCCGCAATACCGCCGCACATCCGTCCGCTCCGCCTCCGAGAACGCCATGATCGCGGACCTCGTGGAGTGAAGAAGAAAGGCGAGGGCGCCTCCCCTCGACCCCGCCAAGGGCGGAGCCCTTGGAACCCTTCCGATGTTTTCTGTCTGAAGGGGGCGCTTCAGTGATGGTGGCGCCAGCGTGCTTGCGCCCCCTTCAGACAGAAAACGCCCCAGGGGATCGAAGGGGCTTTCGCCCCTTCGTGGGGGTGCAGGGGGCAACGCCCCCTGGCCTTCCTTCTTACCCCACGTGCTCCACCATCACGGCGCGCTTGAAAGCGGCGTTGGTGGCGGTCGGGATGGTGGTGGGGTTGGTGGTGGTGTCAGAGGGCGCGCAGAATCCGCCGATCCAGTACCAGGACTGGGCGATGATCTGCTGCAATCGATCGATCGGCTCGCGTGTGACCATGGCGATGCCATCGACGATGGAGACGATGCTGTCCTTCGGCGCCACGTCCGCCTCCGCCATGCCGGCGAAATCGCCTTCGATCAGCGCGCCTTTGCCGCAGATGATCGGGCGGCGGACGACGGCGCCGGCGATGGAGGGATGCGTCTGGACATAGGCTTCCGTGGTCGGGATAAAGCGCAGGCCGAGGAAGTCGTTGACCATGCCTTGCTTGAACACCTGGTTCGCCGACGTGGCGCCGGTGAAAAGCTGGCGGAAATCGTTGTCGGCAAAGAGCTGCCTGGCGGATACGGGATCGAGGTAGCAGTTGTAGGCGCCATCCACCTCCGGCACCGCATTGAGGCGCAGCGCAGCGACGGCGTTGAGCAGCGTCGCCATCGTCAGTGTATCGCTCGCCACGAGCTGCGCGGTATTGGTGCGACTGTTCGGCCGCATGATGGCGCTGGCGGTAGAGGCGATCACGCTATTGCCTGCGGTCGCGTCCGCGACGGTCACCGAAGCCGCGAAGGTCAGCACGCCGGAGATTCCGCCTGGCGTGGTCGATACATTCGTGGCATCGGCGCTGACGCCGACCAGCGAATAGGCATTGCTCCCCACCGTTACCGTCAGCGGAGCAGCGACGCTCACCGGTGTCTGCACGCCGTTAACAAAAACGCTCTGAAAACCGCGAATGTCATCGACCGGCACCGCAACGCCAGCCGAGGACAGTGTGGCGCGCACCCGCGTGTTGCCGCCGAAATAGGCGCTGAACAGCGCATTGCGCGCCAGCTCGTCCAGCGACCGCGCCGCCTGCTCGCCGTTGACATAGGCGTTCTGCAAAAACTGGCTGGCGATACCCACGCGGCTGGTGACCATGTTGAGGTCGGTCGTCGCCGCGTAGTGATTCAGCGTGATCGTGTACTGCTCGACGGCGAAGCCCTGCGGCGTCAATCCGTTATCCAGATTCGTGTTCGTCGCTGGTGCAAGCGGCGTGGTCACGGATGGCTTCAGCCCCACGCGGGTCTTCGTCAGCGTCTCACCGATGCCCACCGCGAATTCCTCGCGATCAGCGATGGCGCGGTAGCCGAGACGGCTGGTCAGCGCCTGCTGGAACTCACGCTCCAGAAAGCCCTGCTGAATGATCGGCTGAAGCGCGGCGGGGAAATTCTGGATACCCATGCGTGACCTTTCTTTGAACTGTCGTGAAGGACGTCGTCCGTTGCGCAGCGATGCGGGCGCCGGGCATGAGCGGCGCCTTCGTCTCGCCCGCCATGCGCGACCGGACTCAGGGAAATTACTGTAGCCGGAGATTACGATCTCGACACGATGCCGCTACGGTGTCGAAAGGTCTCCGCATGCGGCCGAAGTTCGCTTTTCTGTTCGTGGCAATCCCCGCGCTGGTAGCTCTGGGCGGGTGCTCAACAGACACGCCGCCGGGAGGCGACGCCGTCGCGTGCGCGCGTGGCGGTGGGTCAGGCGCCTTCCGAACAGGCGACACGATCCCCGTCGGCCTTTTCGTCAAGAACAACGGCGAGTGGTGCGGATTTGGCTATACGTTCGATGGTGGCGCCAGCAGTTCGGCCATCATCAGCGATCAACCAACTCACGGCGCAGCCCGCGTGGAGCGCGGCACGTTAAAGGACGGCAGGTTGGGCACCAAATTCTATTATCGGCCTGATCCCGGTTTCGTTGGCACAGACAGCTTCAGTGCGATGATCCAGAACAATAACTGGACCATGAAATTCACCGTCCACGTCCGCGCAGACACACCCGCAGCCCCGAAGACCGCGACGGTGAACTGACAGCGCTGCGGCTTACCGCCGCTTCAACAACTCCGCCCGCGCCGCCTGCCACTCCGCATGGTTCATTTCTGTCGCCAGCCTCGCCCGCGGCGCCTGCGCCGGCGGTGCGCTGGCGGCGCTGCTGGAGGATGCGCCGCCGAACAGCCACGGCTTGCTCTGCCGCAACGCCCGCATCGCCGCCGCCGCGCCGACTACCTCGCCGCGCTCGTCCAACGTCACCGCGCTCGTATCCAGCAGCTTGATCCCATCGAGATCGATCATCCCCGCGCGCAGCGCCTCCGTTGTCAACTCGGCACGCAGGATGCGGGCGCGTGCCTCGGCCTCCACGGCCACCAGCCGCCGCTCCAGCGCCGCGACCTGCTCGTCAACGCGCGGCTCGGAAGTGGCGTCCTGCGTCACGTCGTCACTCATCCAACTTTCTCCGCTGCGATCCGCGCCAGCTCCGCCGGCACGTCCTCGATGTGATACGTGTCCGCGATCGACTTCACCGCCGTCTCGCGTGAGATCTGGCCGGATTGCGCCAATGTGGAGAGCGTCAGCGCATCACGCTGCCGGTCCTCGGCGGTCGGCGCGTACCAGCGCGGCCAGTTCAATGTCAGCCGCGCGCGCGGGTCCATCGGCGCCACCGCATCGCCCATCACGCGCAACGGATAGAGCTGCGACGCGCGCAGCACCATGCGCATGAGCGATAACAATCCGGCGCCGTAGCTTACACGCAGATTATCCGCGAGCTACACCAGGCCCTGGTTCATCATCTCCAACGCCCGACCGCTCTGCGCGGCCGTCAACCGGTCAGGATTGGCACGATTACCGTGCACCCCTTCCAGCGCGAGCTCACGCAGCGCACGCACATAGTCGAGCACCGCGGAAGCAGCCGTGCCGCCGATTTCCAGCAGCTTCGCGTCGCCCTTTTCGCTCACCACCAGCGCATTGCCGCCACCGCGGATGATGTCGCCCTCGGTGCTCGCGGGTTCACGGATCAGCAGCGTGGGATCGGAGGAGTATTTCAGGCCGCGACCGGCCTGCGACAATTGATAGTCAATCTCGATCGATGTCTCGACCGCGGGCCGGAAGGTGCACGCACCATCGATGTTGTCCCCACCTGGAAGATTGCGTATCCACACCAGCGGCACGAAGCCCAGCCCGTGCCGCACGCTGCGCGCCTCGTCGATCTCCGGCGCACCGGAAGCCGCGACCGGCCACGGCCGATACCAGGTCTCCGCTTTCGCGTCCCAGCGCCGCATGAACCAGTATTCGGCTTCCAGATCGGCCACATCCTCCCCGCGTGCCGCCAGCACCGAGCCGCGCACCTTGTAGCGTTCGGTCACGCTCAGCAGCTCATCCGGTGCTTCGGGGTCCCAGACGGGTGTGAGAAAAACCGATGGCAGGACCTGGAAGAACACGCGACCCTTCAGCACACGCAGCAACACTGCGACCGAGCCGATGGATCCGCGCAGGGCCGCCTCCAGCATTACCCCATTCAGCCCGGTCTCACGCGCCAGGTCGCCCAGCACGTTGCGCACGCGCGCATCGGCGCAATCCACCGTCGGGAAATGCCCCTCCCCGAACACCAGCGCCGTGCTGTCATCGACCACGATGCGCGCGAGCGGATATCGCACGCAGGGCCGCCGCTGGCGCAACGGGACATACTCGCCGCCCGCACCGCGCTCCTCGTGAAATTCGTAGGGCAGCACATCGTAAAGCCGCCCTTCCAGCACCCGCGTCAGCACGTCCAACCGCCGCACCCGCTCCGGATAATCCGGGTCGTACGGGATCAACCCGCAGATCGTGTCGAACATGCGTACTCCGGAAAAAAAGTCGGAAATGGCTACCGCCCCAGGATCGGCACAAACGCCCTTCGCGCGCCCGTTGGCGCATCGGCCAGCATCGCGAAGGCGCGGTTTAGGCATCCACCTGGTCGTCCTTCCGCCCGGTCGGAAAATCCCGCAGCTCATCCAGCAGCGCCCGGTTCCACCCCGCGCGCAGCAGCGTCAGATTCCCCGCCTCCACTTGCGCGGCCACCGGAGAAGCCCGCGTCGCCTTCGCCCCTGTCTCCGGCCCCGCCACCACGCGGAAGCCGGCGAGCAACGAGGTCAGCCACGCCACCTGCTGCTTGCCGGCCTGTCCGGGATCCTGCGGCAGACCCACGCGGACGCCGCGCCCGTCCTGGCGCGCCGTGTTCACAATGGCCTCGGCCACCGCGTGGGGGCCGCCGCGCAGGCGCACGACATCCAGAATGATCAGCCGACCCTCGCCGGTCCGGCCCAGCTTCAGCCCGACGGTCCAATCCGGGTCCCCTCCCGCGCTGGCCTCGGTCGCCGCCAAGTCCCAGGCACGCACCGCCTGCGCCGGCTCCGGCGCCACGTCCAGCACGCCGATCCGGGTCACCGGAAACAGCGATCCGGTGTCCGGCCGGGGTTTTTGCTGGAACAGGGCGCTCCACACCCGCGGCCCCACGGTTGCGCGCTTGCGCGCCAGCGCCGCCGCATCCTCCCATTCCGGCCACAGTGCCTCGCCTGGACGACGGCCGAGCGGATCATTCTCCTCGGCCAGCGCCGGTAGGCGAATCACCCGCCATCCATCGCCGGCCTGCAGCAGCCGCCCGCCCAAATCGTCCTCATGCCAGCGCGTCATCACCAGAACGATCCGGCCGCGCGGTTTCAGCCGCGTCAGCAAGTCGCTGCGATACCAGGCCCACAGCGCATCCCGCGCCGCGCCGCTATCGGCCTCCAGGTGACTTTTGACAGGATCGTCGATCACCACCAGATCGGCACGCCGCCCGGTGATCGGGCCCCGGACGCCGGCGGCAAAATATTCCCCCGCGCCGTCGTCCGCCACCGCCCGGCAGCCCGGTCGTCCCGGGCGATGCCGAAGCCCAGGGCATCGTTATGTTCTATAACCAACCCCCGCGCCTGCCGCCCGAAATGGGTGGCAAGCTCGGCCGTGTGGCAGGCGGCAATCACGCTGCTCGCCTTGTGCCGCGCGAACCACCAGGCCGGGAAGATGATGCTGGAATAGACCGATTTGCCGGAGCCCGGGGGCATCAGCACCATCAGCCGATCCGTCACCCCCTCGGCCACATCCGCCAGCGCCTCCAGCAGCAGCGCGTGATGCGCCGCCGGCGCGAACCCCGAGCCGCTCACCACCCGCTCTGCCCAGTCGTGCAGTGTGGGGGTCATGCGTGCGGCCCAAAAGAAGAAGGCGGCGCGTGCGGCCCGGAAACCTGCGCCCGCACACACCGCCGATGATGGCGGGATTCCTACTCCAAACTGGGGCGTTTGGGCAAGGAAAAATTTCCAGAAAAGGCATTTTTACCCAAAACCGGGTGCCACCCAGGTCGCCTTACCCCCATCTCAGCCAAACATGACGATTTTTTTCGCCGTTTTGTCGCATTTCGCAACGTTTTCAGAGGGGCCGGAGGTTTGTCCCTTGAATCAAGGAAGTAAGAGCCAGGCCAGAGCCTGAATCGGAGCGCCCGGACCAGTCATGCGCCCTATTGTCGCCTTTATTATGCCCCGCAATCGCAGATGCAGGGGTTGATCTCTGATCCCTGGCTTGGCTCAATGGTTGCGTTTGATCCCGCCTATTCCCGTCCTCCGTTTTGTCTCTGAGGACGGACTCTGCATGTCACCGCGGCTCGTCAGTCTTTCTTCGAGCCCGGAGCGAATGAGAAGGAGTGTTCTATGCGTGCACGCGCCCGCCGGGCCATACCCGGCATGGTCGTTTCCGTGCTGCTTGCTGCGCCTGCGGTCGTTGCCTCCGGCAAGGCCTTTGCCGATCCCCTCCGCAGCCACAAGACCGTCGAGCAGTCCCGTCGCACAATTCACGCCAGCGCCCATTCCGCCCCGAACCGGTCCCGCCGCGCCGTCGCCCACGCCCACCCGACCACCCCGGTTCGCAGCACCGCCTTCATCGACGACAAACCCTTCGACATCCACGCTGGCTGGGACGACAGCGTCGGCTGGCCGCAGGCCCCGGCGTTCTCGAACGCGATCTACCAGACCGGTGTCGCCTCCTGGTACGGCGGCTCGCGCTGGCAGGGTCACCGCACGGCCTCCGGCGTTCGTTATGAGCAGGACGGATTGACCGCCGCCCATGCCAGCCTGCCCATCGGCACCAAGGTGCGGGTCACGCTGGTGAACAGCGCCCGCTCCGTCGTCGTCACGATCAACGACCGCCCCGGCACCCGTACCCGCATCATCGACCTCAGCCGAGGCGCCGCACGGGAACTGGGCATTCTCGACCGCGGCATCGCCCGGGTGACGCTCACGCCGCTCGCCGGCTGAGCCAGGCGAAGTTCTGGTTGGAAACCTGCGCGCGGTGGCGCGCGGGGTTTTTTCGCGTGGATTCTTGCCTAGTTTGAGAGCGTGATTAACGCGCTCTGACGTTCGGCCCCGCGCGATCATCCATGCGCATAATTCATAGGGTTTAGAATTTTACCGGGCATTCCTTACTATAAGGCGGCTTATTATCCTTTGGGTTGTGACGGGGCGACCCGCCGCAACTGCTTAAGGAACGATGCTTATGAAAAACCTGTTGCTCGCAACCGCCTTCGCCGCGGGCCTTATTGCGCCTGCCATGGCCCAGGAGTTCGCGCCACAGAACAACCAAGCCACCACTCACCAGAGGCTACTGGACCAGCAAGCATCCCCTAACAACGGCGCCCAGCCTGGCGGTACAGCTTCTTCCAGCCCCGGCTGGCTCAGCGGCACCCCCCAGACGACCGGCACCTTCAACTCCGAGACATCGCAGCCCTATTTCGTCGAGCATAGCCACGGCAGTCCCCACGGCTGATGCGCGGCGGGGAACGGGCGGCGTGCAAACGCTGCTCGTTCGCTGCGGCTCCCGTTACCGGCTTCGCCTCGACCTATGCTCAAATTCGCGTGATCAAGGGCGGATCCATGCGCGCTGCGCATAGGACATAGAATTTTACTGAGTGTTCCTTATCATAAGCATGCTTACTACCGTTCCGGTTGTGACGAGGCGAACCGTCGCGACCACGTAAGGAACACGCTATGAGAAACCTGTTGCTTGCAGCCGCCTTCGCCGCTGGCGCCATCGCGCCCGCCATGGCGCAGGAATTCACGCCGCAGAACAACCAGGCCACCACTCAGCGGGTCCAGCCGGTCAAGACCCCCGGCCCCGAGGCCTCCGGCGGCTCCGGTCAGGCCAGCGGGGGATGGCTTCCCAATGAGCCCGCCTCGACCGGGACGTTCAACACCGAGACGTCGGACCCCAATTTCATCGAGCGCAGCCACGGTCATTCGCAGAACTGACGGTGGGCAAACGGGGGGGGCGCTGGCCCGCCTGTTCGCCAATCACAACAATCGATTTTCCGGCGACGCCGGAATGCTCTAGCCTTGCCGGATGCGTTCCACTTCGCCTGAGTTCCCCAGGACCCGGAGAATCTGGGCCCTCGCTTTTCTGCTTCCGCTAACACTCGCGGGCTGCACCGGCGCACCGGCGCAGATCCGCTACGCCGGCAAACTCACGGGCTGCGGCCCGGAAACACCGGCGACCCTCGTCGCCACCCCGGACCACTTCGTCTTCGCCCCGAGCGATGGTGTCGTGATCATCACCGGCTCGGTCGCGCCGGACCGCACCCTCGCCGGCTCCTTCACCCCAGGGGCTCCTGCCGGCGAGAGCAAGGACCAGGGCAAAACCCAATCCACCCGCCGCGCCCCCATGGTCATCTCCATCGAAGGCAAGCTGGACGACGAAGCCTTCCATGGCACCTACGCGACCCCTACCTGCCGCGTCCCGGTCGCCCTCACCCGGGTTCACACGTCGATTCTCTGAGCCGCTACTCACTCCCGGCCCGGATCGCTGTCCATGCCGTGATGTCCCAGGCATTGCGGATGGCGATCAGCAGCAACAGCCCCATCCCGATCGCAAGCACCTCGCAGCCGATATCCATTCCCAACAGCAGAACGACGCCGGCGGCGACCAGCACCCATAACCAAGCACGGGAAGCGCCTCGTACCAGACGCGATCGTTCAGATCGAGCGTTCTGTTGAACCCTTGCAGCACCATGCTGCGCCAGACGAAGACGGCATAGACAATGCCGAACAATCCATCGCCGCCGATCAGGAGCCCGAACGGCGTCCAGCTCCGCACCGGCGCAATACCGATCAGGCAGGCCGCCAGGACAGTCGTGAAATGGACGACGCTCGGCGAGACGAACGCGCGGAAGGCGGGGTATCTCTCCCTGTTATAGTAGCTGGCGCCCACCGAGGCGGCGACGAACAGCAACCCGATCAAGGTCGCCGAGGCGGTGCCGATCAACGTATAGAGATCGTGCCAGGGCCCTACTTGTTTGATCCCGGGTTTTGATGGTGCACTCTTCTCGCGCGAGTGGAGGGAGGCACTATGGGCCAGGTTCTGCACGGCAGCGCCACCACGACAAAG